ATCGAATACCAATATCCAAATTTGTACTACTCGGTTAAATCTACACATGAATATATAGAGCAACATCAGGCAGAATACACAAACTCCGCGATCGCAGGGTTCACAACCTCAATGAGAACACGCCCGCTCATAGTGGCGAAATTAGAGGAGTTTATCAGAAACAAACTAATTACCATATATTCTTCTCGTACAATCAACGAGATGAAAACTTTTATTTGGAGGAATGGTAAACCACAAGCAATGAAAGGATACCACGATGATCTTATCATGGCTCTCGCGATTGCCTGCTGGGTTCGAGACACCGCTATTCAAAGTAGTTCTAGAGATTTAAATTATCAAAAAGCATTTTTAAATTCTATTATAACCACAAGGACCAGCATGAATACACAAATTAAAGGGCAAATTGGCTACAAAAAAGATTCAACATTTGATAAAATGAAAGAGTTCGAGAAACTATACGATCAACATAAGTGGATCATTAAGTGAGAAATTAAATGGCAGACAATAAAAGAAATAAACCGCGCGGCGCAAACCCGGCAAACGATCAATCGGAACTTTTTAAGAGACTAACCAGATTATTCTCTGGACCCATTGTTAACTATAGGTCTCAATCCGGTCGCCGGATTAGAAGACAACACCTCGATAAATTTTCGTCTAGGTTCAGAACTGCATCGGGCCAACAGTTTAAGAAATCTCAATACAATCCTCTCGATACTATCGCGGCAAACGCAATTGGCAACCAGCGCCGCAGCGAACGATACATTGACTTCGATCAGATGGAATACATGCCAGAGATTGCTTCGACAATGGACATCTACGCAGATGAGATGACAACCTATTCCGCTTTGCGTCCGATGCTAAACATTAAATGCCCGAACGAAGAGATCCGCTCGGTCCTCAAAATTCTATATTCTAACATTCTAAATCTTGAATATAATTTATTCGGCTGGGCTCGCACCATGTGTAAATATGGAGACTTCTTCTTATATTTAGACATCGATGATAAGTTCGGAGTAACCTCCTGCATCGCGTTACCCTCACAAGAGATTGAGAGACTGGAAGGCATGGATGCCACAAATCCAAATTATGTACAATACCAGTGGAACTCCGCCGGTATGACTTTTGAGAATTGGCAAATCTCCCATTTTCGCATTCTTGGCAACGACAAATATGCCCCATATGGAACTTCAATCCTTGAACCAGCCCGCCGCATTTGGCGCCAGCTAACGCTTATGGAAGATGCGATGATGGCCTACCGCGTTGTACGATCCTCGGAACGTCGAGTATTTAAGATCGACGTTGGCGCAGTCCCGCCCAACGAAGTTGAGCAATTTATGGAGAAGATAGTGACGCAATTGAAGAGACATTCCGTTGTCGATGCTGAATCCGGACGTATTGATCTACGTTACAACCCGATGTCAATCGAAGAAGACTACTTTATCCCCGTTCGCCCGGGATCAGCAACCGAAATTACTAATCTCGCCGGCGGTACAAACACTACACAGATCGATGATATCAAATATCTCCGTGATAAACTCTTCTCAGCATTAAAAGTTCCCCAAGCATATCTTGCGATGGGTGACGGCGCCGCCGAAGATAAGACGACGTTAGCTCAGAAAGATATTAGATTCGCTAGGACAATCCAGAGACTCCAGCGCGTGATCATTGCAGAGCTAACTAAAGTTGGAATTATTCATCTTTACACTCTCGGTTTTCGCGGCGACGATTTGCTTGCGTTTGAGCTGGCGTTAAACAATCCCTCGAAGATTGCTGAGCTTCAAGAGCTTGAACATTGGAAACAGAAGTTCGATATTGCCGGCTCAGCGACAGAGGGTTTCTTTTCAAGACGTTGGGTCTCGGAACACATTTTTGCAATGTCTCATGAAGACTTTGTGCGCAACCAAAGAGAAATGTATTACGATCGTAAACAAGACGCATCCCTTCAAGCAGTTGCCGAAGCAGCTGCAGCCGGCGAATCCGGCGGCGGAATGGGCGGTGACCTAGGCGGTGACCTAGGCGGTGACTTAGGCGGTGACTTAGGCGGCGATCTTGGTGGAGATCTCGGCGCAGAAGGTGGTGACTTGGGTGGAGGACCAGAGGAAATGCCAGCCGGCGATGCCGGCGGTGGAGATGAATCTCCGCTATTAGCCGTTCCCCCGGGATCCCGAACCGCGCCACGGCTTACTCCCAGATCTAAAGGGAAAGCATACAAGCCTGTCAAGAACGATCGAAGAAAAGACGCTGGTCCTAGAACTCGCAGTTATGCAGGAAAGAGAGATGCTGAGAAAAGTAGCAATACGATCCGTAATGTATTCCCTGGTTCAGAGATCACTAGCATTCCAAGTATCTCAAAAGGCATTTATGAACAAGACGTGTCTATTTACAATTTGAGAGAGCAAGTCGAAGAAGAAAAACTATTCACCGTCCACAGTTCTATTAAAGTTTTATTGGAAGGTCTTGAGAACAACAAAGAGGATAGGACGGAGCAGAAAGATGAAGATTAAACATAATAAAAAAAGAAATACAGCTTTTGTATATGAGGCTCTTGTTAGAGAAATAACTGTTGCTGTTATCAAGAAGGATGCGGAAACAAAAGAAAAGGCTATAGCAATAATTAAGAAACACTTTAAACCAAATTCTGCTTTAAAGAAAAACTTAGAGTGTTATCGCTCGTTATATGAAAACAACAACTTCGACGAACGTACATCAGAAAAGATAATTAGAGAAGCTAAATTATCTAGCCGGCTATTAGACACCCACGGGTTATTTGTTAGTCACAGTGATCTAATCGACGATGTAAATAAAGAGCTTTCCCCGCAAGTGTTTAATAACTTTGTGCCAAACTATAAGACCCTAGCCTCTATCTATCAAATATTTTCGCAAGAGACAACGCCAAAGAATATTGTTATTCTAGAAAATCAACTTATTAAAGATATGGTAGCTGCTAATATTTCTCAAACAGAAATGGAACCAATTGATAATTTAGCTCTAACCTCTTTCGTTAAAAAGTTTAACGAAAAATACAATAGCACACTTTCTGAAGATCAGAAAAATTTATTAGGTCTCTACATTTCTTCATTTGCTGATAATTCGTTGGCGCTTAAGAGTTTTTTAAACGAAGAAATCAACAGGCTCAAGATCTCGGTTAACCATGGACTGACCCTATCAGAGGTGTCAGAAGACAAAGAGATGTCAGAAAAAGCAGTTAAAGTGATAAATATGCTCGAAGGCTTTGTCACTGCACAAATAAGCGATGAGTTATTAATTACAGTTCTTAAGACCCAAGAACTTGCCAAGGAGCTTACTAAAGATGTCAGTAACGATTAGTATTGGGAAAGAAGACCGGAAAGAGACCATTCGCCTTGAAATGGATATACGAAAGTCTGTCAATGGAGATCTTATGATCTTTGATCACGGTGACATCGACATTGTCTTATCGACTAGTGGAAATAAAATTACTGCGTTTCCCAAAGAGTCGTTAAGCGATTTGGTATACGGTGCTCAAAATAGATTGTTTGCGTTTCTCCAAAAGAAAGGTATCGTAGTATTTGAATCAGTTCAAGCCGGCGCCTTTTGCGGCGCCATGGAAGCTCAATTACAGAAACCGTTTAAGGAAAGTGTAGATTCAGCCAAACTAGCTCTTGTTAATTTGAATTCTTTTATTGAAGAAGAACGCCCATACTTTGAATCGCTTGAGGCAATCGTTGCAATGGACGATGAACTGTTAGTGCACCCAGACAAGGAAGACTCTACTGAGCTTGGCGAGGTGCCGCAGTCTACCGAGCAGGGTTCCATCCGTAAGGGCACAATTAGAGATACATATTCACTTACCTATTCTTACACGATTTAAGATACAATTATGTCAGACATGAAAATCATAATGGAAAACTGGAACGGGTTTATAAGTGAAAAACAAACACCAGTATATACTGAAAACCCGAACACCTGGGGCGAACTCGCTCAGAATATTATGTTTAATACAGCCGCCACCAAGTGGCCAAGACTAGGTAAGGCTCTAGCACGCTTTGGCTTTAAAGCAATAACCAGTGTAGCTAAGGGAACGATAGACGCAGTAGCCGGCTTGGAAGACATGCTGGATTTTATCCCAGATGAAATACAAAATAAGCTTGAGCAAGGTTCTGATGATGCAGCAGAGTGGTTAGCTCAGCAAACAAAACAACGCGCCGGCGCGATTGGTGCGTTTATAGTGGATGATCTAATGGGCATGGACGATTCCCTGACTACAAACGTTCCTGGTTATGGAGAGTTGGGTATTGAAGATGAATATGAGAATTTAATCGATAAAGAATTACTAAGGAAATGGGCTAAGGGGGTCATGGTTCACGCTAAGAGTGCAAACCCAGATGACCCGCTGCCGAATCTTAACAAAGAATTAGAGTCGGCTCTGCAGTCGACTACCGGCGCCCACCCCGATCTAGATCAACCAGACATTAGGAAATAAAATGGAACTCTTAACATTCATACTTTGCGCCTACGGACTAACACAAATCATAGTATACAGCGATATGCCACTACTAAGAAGCTTGCGTCCATCTAAAGAGGCTATAAGGGGATACGGTAAAGTTTTTCACTGTCCAATGTGCATGGGGTTTCATGTAGGTTGGTTTTTAATGTTACTTTCTCCGTTCACAGAACTATTTAATTTTGACGTTTCTATAGCTAATTACTTCCTTTTGGGTTCGTTATCTTCTGGAACATCATATATACTTAACATGGTTTTCGGCGATGACGGAATTCAGTTAAAGAAGAACTATAATGTTCAAGACATATTTGGAGAAGAAGAATGAATCACGATATTTGGACAAATAAATGGATGCTACAACCAGTTAGACGCTGCTGTAAGGGTTCATGACGATGGGTCAGAAACTACTTAGAGAATATTATGAATTATGCGAAGGCGGCGTTTGCCAAGATCTTTTAACGGAAGCTGAGAAGCGTTTCGTCTCGGACGGCGGAATGATACTTTCAGGGATCATGCAGAAGGCAGACACTCAAAATGGCAACGGCCGAGTCTACCCTATGGAAGTCTTGACGAGAGAAGTAAAGAATTACTCTAAGTTAGTAAAAGAGCGCCGCGCGCTCGGAGAATTGGATCACCCAGAGGATTCGGTGATCAACCTTACGAAAGCGTCACATATGGTGACAGCTATCTGGATGGAAGGAAAAGACGTTAAAGGTAAGATTCGTGTCCTTGATACTCCTTCTGGCAAAGTGCTACAAGAACTCGTAAAGGCAAATGTTAATGTTGGTATTTCATCTCGTGGAATGGGATCTGTATCAGAGAGTGCTGGACAAACAACCGTCGAAGATGACTTTCAGTTGATTTGTTTTGACATGGTTTCGGAACCATCAACTCCTGGCGCCTTCATGATGAAAGAAGCAAAAGATTATCAAAACAAAGTATTTACAAAAGCCGATCGAATCAATCGATTATTAAATGAG